TCTGAGGACATGGGCATCCGCCAGTTCTACTCAGAAGTTGTCAGGCCTTTCATTCTTCAGAAGTACTCTCGCCATCGGATCGAGGCTGTGGGTGATCCGGCGGGAAACATTCGCGCACAGACTGACGAGAAGACCTGCATGCAGGAGCTTCTCTCAATGGGACTGATCTGCGAACCAGCGCCGACAAACGAGTTTTTGGCCAGACGCGAAAGCGTGGCCTTTTTTCTTCAGCGTCTCTCTTCCAGTGGGCCTGGGTTTATCCTTGGCCCTGACTGCAAGATGCTGAGAAAAGGATTCAATGGCGGCTATCGGTACGAGCGCATTCGTGCGTCAGGCACAACGAAGTTCAAGGATCGTCCGGTTAAGGACAAGTTTTCTCACGTTCACGACGCCCTGCAATACGGATGTCTGCACATGAGGCACGAGATGAACCCCGTTCGACGCAAACCTATCAGAGAAGCAAGCACAGGCGGTTGGGTATAAAACATGGCACTTAAATCGGTCAAGTTACAAAAAGCGCAAGAGGACTCGGTCATCCTTGAGGAGCCGGTCGTGTTGTCGCTTTCAGCCTACGTCCGTCGTTGCTATGAGGAAGCAAAGACCGCGAAGTCTGACGTGACGGAGCGCTTGCTCCGCGCAGAGCGTCAGCGCCGTGGCGTGTACGATCCTGACAAGCTCGCAATGATCCGCGATACCGGCGGCTCAGATATCTTTATGATGCTCACGGACATCAAGTGCCGTGCTGCTGAGAGCTGGATCAAGGACGTCATGCTTTCGACTGGCGAGAAGTCGTGGAGCCTCAAGCCCACTGCTGAGCCTGAAGTTCCGGATGTCCTGCGTAACGAGATCATCGAGGCCGTCACTATCGAGGCCGATCAGGTTCAGAGCGCCGGCATTGGCGTGAACCCGCAGAGCATCGAGAAGCGCATGGAAGAGATCCATGCGGAAGTGAAGAAGCGCCTGATGGAACATGCCAAGGACGCTTCGATGAAGATGGAGCGCCGCATCCTCGACAAGATGCAGGACGCCAAGTTCGACAGCACGCTCAGCGAGATCATCTACGACTTCGTTACGTTCCCGTGCGCCTTCATCAAAGGCCCGATGATTCGTACGAAGAAGGTCATGAAGTGGGGTTCCAACTGGACGCCCAAGGTCGAGGAGACGATCGTCGAGGACTTCGAGCGCGTCTCGCCCTACGACATCTTCCCCTCGCCGAACGCGACAACCTGCCAAGACGGCTACCTGATCCATCGCCATCAGATGACTCGTGCGGACATCGAAGTGCTGCGTAGTACTCCTTCGTTCGATCAGGGTGCCATTGATGAAGTCCTGCGCCTGTATGGCCGCTCAGGACTTCGCGAGCTGGTGCAGTCAGACACTGAGCGCAACCTGCTCGAAGGTCGCAACAACACGCTGGTCGGTACTGAGCTGATCGAAGGCGTGGAGTTCTGGGGGTCTGTCTCCGGCTACATGCTCCGCGAGTGGGGCATGTCCGATGTTGAAGATCACCGCGAGTATGAAGTCAACGTGTGGATGGTCGGCAGCTATGTGATCAAGTGCGTCAAGAACCCTGACCCGCTTGACCGTCGCCCGTACTCGAAGGCGTCTTGGGAGTCGATCCCCGGCGCGTTCTGGGGTCTGGCCCTGCCTGAAATGATGACCGACATCCAGACTGTGTGTAACGCCGCCGCTCGTGCGCTGGCGAACAACATGGGCATTGCCTCCGGGCCGCAGGTCGAGATCTCTGTCGACCGCCTGCCTGACGGCGAAGACCTGACCAAGATGTACCCGTGGAAGATTTGGCAGACGACGTCAGACAGAACCGGTGGCGGTCAGCCGGCTGTCCGCTTCTACCAGCCCAGCATGAATGCGGATGCATTGCTTGCGGTGTACCAGTACTTCCAGCGCATCGCTGACGAAGTGACTGGCGTGCCGAACTACATCTACGGAAGTGGTCAGGCTTCTGGCGCAGGACGCACTGCGTCTGGCCTTTCGATGCTGATGGAAAATGCCGCGAAGGGAATCAAGCAGGCTATCCTATCGCTCGATGCTGCGACCACTGATGTCATCCATCGCCTGTACGATCACCTGATGATCTACGACGACGACAACTCGATTAAGGGTGACATGCAGATTGTTCCTGCCGGTGTGGTCGGAACTCTGCTCAAGGAGTCTGTCCAGCAGCGCCGGAACGAATTCCTGCAGCTGACATCCAACCCGGTAGACATTCAGATCATGGGGCCAAGTGGACGCGCAATGCTGCTCCGCGAGGCGGCCAAGGCTCTGAACATGGATGTCGACAAGATCATCCCTGACCCTGAGAAGATCATGGAAGCCCAGAAGATGCTGAGCGAGATGGCTGCGCAGCAGCAGCCTGAGCCTGCCCAGCCCGAACAACTCCCACCCCAAGGAATGATGCAATGAGTAAAGCAGGAAATTTCGCCGCAGGTTTGCTTGGCGGCTACGTTGGTTACAAGCAGCAGAAAGAAGCGCAGGAAGAGCGCAAAGCTGACCGCGAGATGATGCAGGCCATCCTTGGAAAGAAGAAGGATGACAGCGCAAACCAGCCTGCTGCTGTCGCCAAGACCGCGATGGCGGAAGGCGCTGCTGCTGCGGATGCAGTCTCCGTCTCTGGCGGGAAAGGCGCTGACGTGCTTGGCAATGTTGGCGTGAAAAACCCTATTGATGATCAAGCACTGGCCAACGGCGGCATGATCGGCGAGATGCCGAAGCAGTACGACCGCTTTGGCTGGCAGCGTCAGTCCTTCAAGAAGGGCACGCCCAGCTTCTAATGGATCAAAGAACTAGAGAGGCGCTGAACCGTCTGAGTGCCGACTCAGACTTTCAGCTTTTCGTTTCGCATCTAACGGGATTGCGCGATGCGCGGCTTGTTGAACTGGAAGACGCTACGGTGGCGCTCCAGTCTCACAAGCTGCAAGGCTACTGCCAAGCATTGCGTGATGTCGTGCAGATGTGTGCTAGGAAACCCTAGCGCACCGGAACCGGAGGAATCCGGATTGTTAGTAACAGCCTGAATACCAGATCGTAGGCAGAGAATACCGATAGGCTCTCTTGCGCGAAGGTTGGCTCATGGAGTGTTAAATGGCTCGCGTTAATAGGAATGCTGAAAAGCAAGCGCAACTTGCAGATGAGATGTACAACAAGGTCTATGGGAACACCGGTACGCCGGCTCCCGAAAACAAAGATCCGCCTCCGCAGGAAACTGCAGAAGCTCCAGTCACGGAACCGGTTACTGATCAAGCCGCTCCCATTGACGAGGCACCAGCCGAAGTCAAAAAGGAAAACGACGAGAATCAGCCCAAGCCCAAGTTCCCTGATGCAGACCCGAACGATAAAAGTTGGGAGCAGCGGTACAAAGTTCTCGCGAACAAGTACTCAGCTGAAGTCCCACGCTATGCGGCTGAGATCCGTTCTCTGAAAGCAGAGATCGCGGAACTCAAGAAGTCTGCAGAAGCAAAGCCGGAACCAGCCAAACAGGTTGACACTCTCGTCAAGCCTGAAGAAGTTGCTGAGTACGGTGAGAAGTTCGTCGACTTCGTGAAGCGTGCAGCCAAAGAGGTTGTACCTAACGATGTCAGCGAGCTGCGTTCAACGGTCGAGGAGCTTCGCAAGACAAACTCCCAGCTGGAGCGAAAGCGGTTCTTTGAAGAGCTTGTCGGCCTCTCCCCAACATGGGAGTCGCTGAATACGGACAAGGAGTTTCTTGACTGGCTTGGGGAGCTTGATCCCTACACCGGTCAGCAGCGCCAGTCTCTGTTCGACGACGCTTATGCAAAGTTAGACGCTTGGCGTGTCGCCAACTTCTTCAACTCCTATAACGATGGCCTTGAGAAAAAGGAACCTCCTGCGCAAAAGCCTAACCTTGCGGATCAGGTCACGCCTAAGACAACTGGCAAGACCGCACCCCCGCAAGGAAAGAAGCTTTACACGAATGCAGAAGTCGCTCGTTTTTACGACGAACTGCGCCGTGGAAAGATCACACAGGAAGATGCGCGGAGGATTGAGCAAGATATCTTCGCTGCTCAGGCAGAAGGACGCTTTCGATAAGCCCCTGCCCAGTGAAGTCAACTAAAGGAAGTTCAATATGTCTCTCGCAGTAAGTGGTAACTACTATGGTGCCGGTTCGGGCGTTGATGCCTACACTGGCAAGTTCATCCCTGAGATTTGGTCTGGCAAGCTTCAGGTCAAGTTCTATCAGACGACCGTGTTGTCTGATATCACGAACAACGACTGGGAAGGTGAGATCAAGGATCAGGGCGACAAGGTCGAGATCCGCACGGTTCCGTCGATCACTATCAACAACTACCTCAAGGGCCAGACGCTTGCCGCGCAGGTTCCGACGAACGACGTTCTTGAGTTGTTGATCGACAAGGGCAAGTACTTCTCCGTCGTCGTTGATGACGTGGATGACGTGCAGTCGGATCTCAAGCTCATGGACATCTTCACGAACGACGCTGCTCAGCAGATGAAGATTGCCGTGGACACCGACGTGCTTGGCGCGTTGGTTGGCGCTTCGGTCGCGGCCAACGAGGGCGCGACTGCCGGTGCGATCTCTGGCGACATCAACCTCGGCGTGTCGGTCGGTGGCTCGAAGGCTGCCCGTAAGGTCACCTCGACCAACGTGATCGACTACCTGATCGCGATGGGCCAGTGCTTGGACGAGCAGAACGCTCCGGAAGATGGCCGTTGGGTCGTCATCCCGGCGTGGATGGCGTCGAAGATCAAGACGTCCGACCTCAAGGACGCCTCGATCACGAACGACTCCATGTCGCCGCTGCGTAATGGCCGCCTTGGCATGATCGATCGTTTCACCCTGTATGTCAGCAACCTGCTCCCGTCGCAGACTGGCATCACTGGTGAGGGTGCGGACGCCAGCGTTAAGGCGTTCAGCTGCTTCGCTGGTACCCGTGATGCGATCACGTTCGCGTCTCAGATCACGAAGATGGAGTCGCTCCGTAGCACGACTACGTTCGGCAACATCGTCCGTGGCCTGAACGTGTACGGCTACAAGGTCGTGAAGCCGGAGGCTCTCGTCGAGGGCTTCTTCTACAAGGGCTAATCCCTAGTAGGTAACAGGGAGGGTGGTTGGGGATTCCCGGCCACCCTCTCTTCTTGAGGAGGAAGGCATGCTTTTACGAAACAAGCGGACAGGGTTTGTATACTCGTACTCGAAGGTTCTCGCGAACGATCCAGAGTTCGAGTTGTTTGAGGAACAGCCTGTTGCGACTGTTTCGCAAGAGCATACTGAGACGGTGACAGTTCCTGTAAGGAAGAGAAAGTCAAAGAAGTCTGGAGAATCTAATGGCACTAACGCCCAATAGTCTTTTCGATCGTGTACGCGATCTGATTCAGGACGTAGGTAAAGTCCGCTGGACTGACACCGAACTTCTGAACTATCTGAACGATGGCCGGCGCGACCTCGCTGCCGCACGTCCAGATCTCTACGCGGAGACGACGAACCACGCCCTTGTTGCCGGCACACGCCAGACAATTCCGTCAGACGGAACACGGCTGATCGATGCCATCCGAAACGTGACTTCTGCCAACGTGATTGGCCGCGCAGTCAGGATCGTCGAGCGCGAGATTCTGGATGCGCATTCGCCTGACTGGCACACGGAGCCGGCATCAACCTCAATCAAGAACTTCATGTACGACGAGCGCGAGCCGAAGACGTTCTACGTCTACCCGCCTGCCGCCTCTGGTCACAAGATGACCATCGTCTACTCTAAGGCTCCTGCGGAGCTTATCTCTGCCGACCTCGTTTCCTCTTCAGCCCTTGAGAAGGAAGACATCTTCATCAGTGCGCTGGTGGACTATATCGTCTACCGCTGCCTGAGCAAGGATGCTGAGTTCGCCGGCAATGCCCAGCGTGCGGTTATGCACTATCAGGCATTTGCCAACCTAGTCGGCATTGGCAACAAGAAGCGGCTCACGAACTCACCCAACTTGAACAACGTCGGCGGCGCAGTCCCGCGGGTCGCTACAGTGGAGGCTGGAGGTTAAGTCATGGCAACTCTCACCAGCTTCTACCCGTACGTCCTGCCGGACGTCCCCGGCTGCCCTGAGATCTCCGTTGATCTCGCTTTGAAGGCATCGCTTATCGAGTTTTGCGAGAAGTCCCTGATCCTGCAGCGCGACCACGACCCGCTTACAGTTGTTGCGGGTGTTGTGGATTACGACTTCGAGCCGCCCACCGGCAGCCTCGTAGTCAAGATCATGAAGGCTTGGTACAAGACCAAGGAGCTTCAGCCCGTCGCCCCTGATGAGATTGACAGGGCTGAGCTGTACAACCGCACCTTCGTCGGCGCAAGCACGGACGGCGCTGAGCCGCAGTACATCCTGCAGAAGGACGAGCGCACCTTCTCGCTGTTCCCCATCCCGAAAGACACGGTCGCGAACGCCCTGACGATGCGCGTTGCCTACAAGCCGACCAGAACCGCGAACACCGTTGATGACGTCCTGTTCGAGGACTACGCGGAAACGATCGCTCACGGTGCCAAAGCGCGGCTGTTTATGTCACCGGGAAAGACGTACACGAACCCGCAGCTTGCTGTTGCGGCGATGGATCAATTCGGTCGCGGCGTGAATACCGCCCGTCAGCGAGCCGTTCGAGGGCATGTGCGGTCTGACTTGTCCGTCCAGATGCGGAGACTCTAATGGCCTACAGCACTACTATCCCGCTGGTTGAGGGAGACACTCTCCCGATCCTGTACATGAACCTGAAGGACAGCAACGAGGCCGCCGTCGGCCAGACGCTGGACTCGACAAACCCGGCTACGTGGGCACCGATCAATCTGGCTGATGCGACTGTGCGGCTGAAGATCCGCGCTGTTGGCTCCAGCGCGATCAAGGCGACGATCACTGGGTCAGTCACTGACGCAGCCAACGGGCGTGTGGCATTTCAGTGGTCATCCGGTGCGCTCGATACCGCAGGCACTTACGAAGCAGAGGTCGAGGTCACTTACCTCAACGGCACCATCCAGACCGTGTACGACCTTCTGAAGCTGAAGGTCAGAGCTGACTTCTAATGATTCGCGCAATCTTCGAGGTTGCGAGTCCAAGCCCTAGCATCCAGATAGCCGAAGCTGCGGCGGATGTTTCGTACAAGAACGTCCGCGCCCAGAGTGACTGGGTAGCACTTGGGCTAGACCCTGAATATGTAGAGCTGAAGGGACAGCTGAGCTACGTCAACCTTGTTGGCGAGCTGAGGTACATCAACCTTCAGGCCGCGAATGTCTACGCAGATCCGACCCCGCCTGACCGCTGGGTCAACGACATTCAGATCACGGTCGATAGCGTATTCATTACCTTCGAGAAGGTTCCTGCAGACATCGTAACGACGTCTGACAGGCGGACGTTTGTCTTCTTTAAGGGCAACGCCGACAGCTTCTCGACCGTCGATTCCTCTAGGTTCAGCTTCGGCAAGAGATCGACTGACTCTCAGGCTGTATCCGATCAGATACAGTCGAAGGACTTCGGCAAGG